ATGCTCAAGGCAAAAAACAGGGCATACGGAAACTCGTTTGCCGATCCAATGAGGATATTTAGCAAGTCCACTCCTGAAGAAGCCCTACTCATTCGGATTGACGACAAGCTGTCGCGGATTGCCAGAGCCCAGGACGCCGGGGAAGATACGATTTTGGATTTGATAGGCTATCTTGTGCTTTTGAGGGTGTTGGGTAGGGAACAGGATAAAAGTGGCGTGTAGGGGAAAACAGGATGCGGCAAAACGCACTTGGCGATTGCGATGTTGCGAGATTTCATAGAGAAACGAATCATGGAAATGCCAATGGAAAGAAACGCAAGGGGGGCGATAATTGCAGACCCATGTTACAAGGCAGGTATGTTTGTTTCTATTCCGAGAATCCTCATGGAAATCAGGATGACTTTTAGCGGCAAAACAAAAAAGCACGTTCCATGGGAGATAGACTCGCGAACCTATGAAACCGAGGAAGATGTGATCAACAAATACGTGTACGAGCCGATATTGATTCTTGATGATTTAGGATCGGAAAAAACCACTGATTTTTCAACGTCCACCCTCAACATAATCATTGACGAAAGAATAAATAATTTAAAGAAAACAATCATTACGACAAACCTGTCATTACAAGAGATTGAAAACCACATAGATGCAAGGATTGCGTCGAGATTGTCAGCGATGAAGAATATAAAAATTAATATGCCAGACTACCGCAAGAAAAGGAGCTAGACAATGCAAATCAGGATCAACAAGTATGACACAGCGAAAATAGGGCGTTACAACGGCAAATTTCAAGTCATGATTGGCAGGGAAAAGGAAGACGGCGAATTTATGCCGCATTTCTATCAAGTGACAAACAAAGGCGGAAGCAAGGTTAATGTGCCTGTGGCTTTGACATTTGAAGATGACGCTACCGCTGTCGGATTTATCAATGCCGTGGCTGCGGAGCTTAAGTAAGGGGATACTTGAAATATTAGCATACTAGGTTACAATACAATCATAGGTGCGTGAAGTGAAAGAAAGAAATCCATACAACCGGGTGCAATGGATCAGAGTTAGAGACTGGAAACTTTCCCGTAATCCATTGTGTGAATGGTGTCAGAACAAAGGGCAGGCAACATGGGCGACGGTGGTTCACCATACCAACGAGAATCCGTGGGACAACAGGATTGATAACCTTGTTGCCTTGTGCCGGCAATGCCATGAGGATCACCACGGACGGATCGTATCAACTGCCTGTGACGTTGACGGTGTGCCGGCGAATAACAAACACCACTGGAATCAGGCCGATAACCACGAGAAAAAAGCGCGAACCGGGGCCGGTCAAATCTCTGGAGGGGCAAAAAGCCTAAACCGCGCAGGCAACCCGCGCGGCAGATTTCGCGTAAAAATTTTAGGAGGTTAAAATGGGCGGACAACACAAGCCAACTAAGTTGAAGATTTTAGAGGGAAATCCTGGGCGGAGGAAGCTGCACCCAGAGCCGGATATGACGAGTGACATGCCTGAGCCGCCAGAAACGGTAAGGAGTGACGCTTATGCCTTGCAGGAATGGGATAGGCTAGCGCCTGGGCTGCATGTGCTTGGTTTACTGAACAAAGCCGATGCTGCAACATTCGGAGCATATTGCACTTCATATTCAAGATGGCGTAATGCGGAGGAGCAATTACAGAAAACGGCGCGTGAAGAAGGTGCGTTGGCTGCTTTGGTTCAGATTACCAAGCACGGGAACTGTATTCAAAATACTTTGGTAGGTGTGGCTAATAAGGCAATGCGTGACATGATGAAGTATGCTGGTGAGTTTGGTTTGACGCCGGTTGCCAGGGCGAAGCTTGCGGTTGATCCGGCGAAAAAGAATAAGTTTGAGGGCTTAATTGGCAGGCAAAGAACAAGTTGAACGGATAATTAAGTTTATTGAGAACCTGACAATACCTTCCGGTGTTGGGGCATCGGAGGCGTTTAAGCTGCGTCCATTTCAGCGGAAGTTTATCAGTGATATTTACGGCAAGACGGACAAAGAGGGCAGGCGGCTTGTGAGAAGGGCGATATTGAGCATGGGCAGGAAAAACGGGAAAAGCATGACTACTGCTGCCTTGACTTTAGTTCACCTTGTCGGGCCGGAATCAATACTCAATGGCGAAATATATTCTGCGGCTAATGATCGGGAACAGGCGGCGCTTGTGTTTCGGTATGCGTCACAGCTTGTAAGGGCGAATGATTTTCTGTCGAGTGCGGTAAGGATCGTCGATTCGACGAAAACCATGATTTGCTATGAGAACGGCAGCATTTATCGGGCGGTGTCGGCGGAGGCCGGGACGAAATACGGGTTGAACCCGTCGCTGGTTATTTATGACGAGCTGGCGCAAAGCAAAAAGAGGGAGCTTTATGACGCGCTGGACACGTCGATGGCGGCACGCGAGGAGCCATTATTTATTGTAATTTCAACACAAAGTAACGATCCTCAACATATACTTTCACAGCTAATTGACGACGGGCTGTCGGGCCGTGATCCGTCAACGGTATGCCATTTATACGCGACGCCGGACGATGCGGACGACGATCAGATATTTAAGAGCCAGAAATTGTGGAAAATGGCGAACCCGGCGCTTGGTGATTTCCGGAGCCTCGACGAGATGCGGACGGCAGCGAAACGGGCGCAGCGGATGCCGAGTTTTGAGACGGCTTTCAGGAATTTATATTTAAACCAGCGGGTTGACGCGACGGCGCCGCTCATATCAAGGGCTGATTGGGAGGCATGTGTGGCGGAAAAGCCACAGTTAGAGGCTGGCGAAAAGGTATATCTTGGGCTGGACTTGTCGAGTAAGACAGACCTGACGTCATTGATTGCGGTGTCGGCGGAAGATGGTGATCGGGTGTGCGCGTGGTTTTGGAAGCCAGGCGAAACATTGCGGGAGCATATAACGCGGGATCGAGTGCCTTATGACGTATGGAAAAAGGATGGTTGGCTGGACACCTCGCCGGGTAGGTCGATTGATTATGATTTCGTGGCGGATAAGGTTGCGGAGTTGTCGAGGGACTATGAGATTGTTGGCATGGCCTATGACCGGTGGGGGATTGCTAATTTCCTGCAATCCTGCCGGCGGATCGGGCTTGATGCTTATGAGGACACGAAAGAAGAAAAGCGGCGGGGAGCTTTAAGGATTGTGGCATGGGGACAGGGATTCCGGGACATGGCGCCGGCGATTGACGCGCTGGAGGTGTCGATTTTGGAAAGACGTTTTAAACATGACGGTAATCCTTGCCTGCGGTGGAATATTGCCAATGCGATCGCGGTAAGTGATCCGGCGGGGAACAGGAAACTGGATAAGTCAAAGGCGAGGTTTCGCATTGACGGTGCGGTGGCGCTGGCTATGGCGCTGGGGTTGAAGTCAAGAGATTTGGCGGAAGAAGAAAAGCCTAGTGCTTATGAGGGATTGTCCGCAGACCAAATACGGGAGCGGATGATATTTGTTTAATAACCAATTTAAAAACCAAAAAAAGAAGGAGGAAGAAGCCATGTTGAACACAGAGATTGTGCAATACCTGAACTTTTTAACCAAACAGTATGACGGCGTGACGCAGTTGATCGCCAAGACGAAACAGAGGATCGTTTCATTGCCGGGGCATAGCGAGGATGAACTTGATTGTGACACGGCATTGAAGGGTGACGGAAAGTCTGAGGGGCTGTTGACGGTGCAGGGGCGTTATTCGCGGGCAATCGAGAAAGAGCTAGTGCAATGGGACGTCTGGACTGAATGGTTGAGTAAAGTGCCGGGTATTGGGGCATGGACGGCGGCGAAGTTAATCATTTTATTCAATTACAAGTTTGTGCCGGTATGCAAAGAGTGCGGCGGCGAATTTGAAAAGACCGAGAAGGAAACGCAGGGGAAGTTGATCAATGTGTTGACCTGTGTTGACTGCGGCAGGGTCGCGAAGGACGGCGTTTTGAAGCACAAGGTTGTGAGGCGCGACTTTCCGACGGTGAGTAAGTGGTGGGCTTATATGGGCAGGCATACGGTTGACGGAGTAATGCCGAAGCGCAAGAAGGGAACGCAGGCGAATTGGTCAACGCCGGGGCGGACGCTTGGTTTTCTAATCGGCGAGCAGTTTAACCGGCAGGGGGATGATAACCCATACAAGCGGATATTATTGCAACACAAAGAGAAACATGCGAGGATGCACCCGGAGTGGTCGAAAGGACATGTGCATAATGCGGCAAAGAACGAGGCTGTTAAGATATTCCTTGCCCACTTCTGGCATGTTTCACGGGTATTGGAGGGGCTGCCGGTGTCGGAGCCTTACGCCGGGGCTATTATGGGGCACACGAATATAATTAAACCGCCGTATTGGGAGAGCGAGACGTCTTTTGAAACCCAGCAGTTCAATGCGTTTCCCGCGGCGGAAATGAGGGTATAGCAGAGGAGCGAGGGTGTAGTTTGAAACCCAATGAACGAATGCGAGCGATTATTCCCTTGAAACCAAGAGCCGTTGTGCGAGCGATCGCACTATTGAAACCCACCACCGGAATGCGAGCGATTGTAGCCATGAAGCCCAGTTGTTGATTGCGAGCGAAACGGTTAGTGAAACCCAACGAACGGATGCGAGCGAATGGTGTCCTGAACCCCAGTCGTGGAATGCGAGCGAATGAACAATTGAAACCCATTCTGACAATGCGAAATTCACTCAAAAGGAGTCCGAGATGGAAAAGAGCAAGTATGAAAAGACGACAATAGGTGACCTTGAAAGACAGGTTGAAGAACAGAACCGCCTTGCACGTGGCGCACAGAAGGAAATGATTGAAATCCTGATTTACATTAAGACTTCTGGCCGGTGGAAGGAAAACAAGCGGTATGAACGGGCTTCGTTTTACGCCTATATTGACGATCGTTTCAATATCAGGCGAGGCACGTTCATGGAAATGCAGACGGCGTATGTTAAATATCCAGACCAGTCTATTGAGTATGGTATCGGATTGATGGCGCGGATTATCCGGGAGTGCGGCGGAGCAGTAAAGGCGAAAAAGGTCTTGAACGAGATGGACGACGCCAAAAAACAGTTGAAACGTGGTCTTAACAGGGCGCAAATTGACAAAATAATTACAAAACACGCCACTCCGAAGATCAAAAAGCATGTTACCGACTGGAAGGCCATGTATGAGGCGGAGGCGAAAGCGCATGAAGCGACCAAAAATAACCTGAAGATTGCTATTGCAAGAGTCCGGGAGCTTGAGGGTCAGGTTGCCCGGTTGAAGGTGACTGCGGAGCGTATCAGCGACATTCGCGCGATAATTGAGAAGCCGGCGGTAATGATCCAGCCGCAGGCGTAAGGCAGGGGAGCGATCGTCCCATTGAAACCCACAGCCTCTGTGCGAGCGATTCTATTATTGAAACCCAGCAAGGACGTGCGAGCGAGGGGGCATGTTGAAAACCATTGCTTGAGTGCGAGCGAGAAACCGCTTGAAACCCACCGCTGACGTGCGAGCGATTTTGCGATTGAAACCCACAATCTGAGTGCGAGCGAGCCGAAGTGTGAAACCCATCGCTGTTATGCGAGCGAATGTGCTTTTGAAACCCACAGCGTTACTGCGAGCGAGCGGTGCTTTGAAACCCAAGGCATAAATGCGAGCGATTTGAACGGATCATCTGATTTTTCGGCCTTTAATGTGGCTGAAATACCATCGTTTGTTTGTGCGATGGATGGCTTCGTGACTTGAACTGTAAGAACTGCCATAAGCGAGCCGTCTGCCGGGAATTATGCCCGGAGGCGGCGGCTTATGCAGATCAGGACTATGTTTCGGCGGAGGAGTTTGTTTTTATGGATTCAGAGGAAATTGACAAGTTGAATGTGACGACAACGGTATGGCGTGACGGCTGGACTACAAAAGACGACGTAATAGCCGATATTTTGCGCCTACTTCCGCCACAGCGAGAGATTGCCGACCGGTTAGGGGTAACACAGCAATACATTTCAAAAGTGCTATCAGAGCTTAAAAAACGCTGATTTTTTACAACCACTTTTTTTCTTTAACTCACCTAATTTATTAGCCTTTCAAATTTTTTTTGGTTGTATTCTCCCATATATAGAGGGAGATTATGACTTTTTTCAAAAAAATAGACCTGCGTGACGTGTTTTTATTCGTTGGGCTGGCGCTTGTGGGTGTCGGCCTATTTATGTTGGCGCCGTGGCTGGCTTTTACCGTCTGCGGCGTTTTGCTTATGGCTATCGGCCTGCTTATGGGGGCTAAATAAATGGGCATTGTGTCGAGAATTAAGGCGATGGCGCTTGGCCTGAATGATGAAAAGGCATGGAATCCGTCGCTGTGGCGCTTAATTGGCTCACAGAGCTTGACCGGTGAAGTGGTGAATGAGGACACGGCGCTGACTTATTCGGCTGTGTGGAACGCTGTGACGCTGATTTCCGGGACTATTGCTAGTTTGCCGCTGCATTTGATGGTTCAGAGAGGCGAAAAGAAGCGGATTGCAGACAATCATGCCACTTATTTAACCCTCCACGACGCGGCTAATCCTTACATGATTTCAAAGGTATTTCGGGAAACGCTGATGGCTCATGTCCTAACTTGGGGTAATGGATTCGCGGAAAAGGTGAAGAATCGAGCCGGTGAGGTAGTGCAATTATGGCCGATTGCGCCGGATAAAGTGACGCCAATGTGGGATGGCGGTCAAATCATATACCGGATTCGGGTTGACAATCAGGACAAATACTTCACGCGGGACAAAATTCTGCATATTGCCGGCCTGGGCTACGACGGGCTGATGGGTTATTCAGTTGTGTCAATGGCGCGTAAGTCTATTGCTCTAGGCATGGCGATGGAAACATTCGGATCAAATTACTTCGGTCACGGCACGCACCCAGGCGTGATAGTGTCGCACCCAGGGCAGTTAGGCAAGGATTCTTATGAAAACCTAAAGAAAAACCTGACAGAAGCCTATTCAGGGCTTGGGCAATCTCACCGGCTGATGTTGTTAGAGGACGGTTTGAAGCTGGAAAGTGTGACGATCCCGCCGGAAGATAGCCAGTTTTTACAGTCACGACAGTTTCAAGTGCCTGAAATAGCGCGGTGGTTCAATTTGCCGCCCCACAAGCTCAAGGATTTGAGCCGTTCGAGCTTCTGTTTGCCGGCGGAAGAAGAAGTATTCACACAAGGAGGGCCAAAGCGGATCGCCGATGTTATTGCAGGGGAAAAGGTGTGGAGCCTTGCTGATAAGTCAAGATGGGTTCTGTCCGATGTCGTCAAATCTGCCGTTACCGGGATTGACGAAATTTACACAATAAAAACAACAAATAGAACTGTTCGCTGCAATGCGAAGCATCCTATTTTGACACGCAGGCGCCGCGCTGATGGCGAATGGATTACGTCGTGGACGCCTGCCGGAGAGCTTAATGTTGGAGATACAATCGTGACTGTGCGTGGATTGCCTGAAAGCAAGAAAGCTATCCCGACACGCGCTGACGGATCGCCTATCACGGTTCCTTTTATGGAGTTCTGCGGGTTACTCATTGGTGATGGTAATGTCATGGGGAAGAAAGGCAAACCAGCTGTTATATCAATAAGTCGGGCGAAAGACGCACCGTATATGGACTACTACCGCGATGTTGCCAAAAGCCTTTTCACGGTTGGCGGATATGAATACCGCAGAGGGATCACGCATCCAGGCGCGAGGTTAAATGAGCAAGATGTTGAGGAAATCAGGAAAAATGGCAGGCTGGTTCTTACAAATTCAGAAATAGCTCGCAGATATGGTGCAAATATATGTGCAATACAAAACATTATCCACCGTGAGTATCACCCGGAGCATCCACAGGCTGGCTTGAACAAACAGCAAGTTGCTGAAATAAAAGAGCTTTTGAGGAGGCGGCTAACAACACAGCAGATAGCCGATGAATATGGCGTGTCGCGTGACACGATTGTAAAGATTTTGTCGGGCCGGCTATGGAGTGGGCGAAAGAAAACAAGTAAGGTAAGGCCGGTCAACTTGGTTGAGGATTGTCGATCGACTGCCTTTACGTCTGCAACAGGGGCTGAAGAGCTTATCTCTCTTGGTTTCGGTGGAACTTCCGCAACTAAATCTGTACCGGAGTGGGTATTTGAGACGCCAGAAGAATTGCGTCTAGCGTTCTTGCGAGGCTTTCTTGATTCCAATGGTTCAGTTTGCAGAAAAGGCCGGGCAGCTTTTTCGTCTTGTAACAAAAAACTTTTGTCGCAGATGAGGCATTTATGTTTAGGGTTAGGTATACCAGTCACAAATCTATACAACAGAAAAGGCATAGCAAATCTGCCGGATGGCAGGCGTGCTAAGTTCAGCCAGTTCTATTTCACTTGTTCTGATCCAGGCAGCAATAGACGCATAGGTTCGCACACGCCTATTTATAACGAACGATTCAATAGCGGCAATCCTTTCAGCAAGAAAGACAGGAACTATCCGAAGTTTGGCGGCGCCGGCTTTGATATTAGCGGTTGTTCGCTCGCTAGAGTCACTTCTATCGAAAAAGATTTAATATTGCAGCCAGTTTATGACCTGTGCGTCAAAGACACTCACTCTTTTGTGGCAAATGGTGTTGTTGTTCATAATTCGAACATCGAAAGCGAGCAACGATCCTTCTACACTGATACGCTGCTGCCGTGGTTGGTTACTTTAGAGCAAAACTTTAATTACCAGTTGCTTTCAGAGGCGGACAGGCAGCGCAAATACTATTTCAAGCACAATGCCGAGGGCATTTTAAGGGCCGATGCTGCCGGAAGGGGCGAGTTTTACAGCAAAATGTTTAATATTGGCGCTTATTCGATCAATGAAATCAGGGCGCTTGAAGATAAAGACCCGGTTGAAGGCGGCGATGTTCACCTTGTGCCGCTGCACATGACGACATTAGAAAACGCCGGCAAGGTAGCCGAGGACAGGGGGAACGGCCTTGACAGGTTTGATGAACCGGCTATTGCGGCGCCGAAGGAGGCAGAGGATGTCAAAAAAATGGTATCAAATTGAAAATAAAGGGGAAAAAGCAGAAGTCTGGATTTATGAGCAGATCGGCGAGGACTTCTGGAGCGGAGACGGTGTAACTGCAAAGAAGTTTCAAAAAGAGCTTGCTGCGGTGAAGGCGTCGCAGATTGACTTGCATATAAACTCGCCAGGCGGATCGGTTTTCGACGGTCTGACCATTTACAACCTATTGAAACAACACCCGGCAACGGTGACGACCTATATTGACGGGCTGGCAGCCAGTATTGCGTCGGTCATAGCGCTGGCTGGTGACAGGGTGATCATGGCAGACAATGCGCTTTTTATGATCCATCAGCCGTCGGGGGCGGTGGTTGGCACGGCAAGTGACATGAGGGACTTTGCAGACACGCTTGATAAGGTGAGTGGGGCAATGTTGACGACATACACAGGCAAAACGGGCAGAGAAGAAGAAGAAATAACTGGCTGGCTTGACGCGGAGACATGGTTTTCAGCGGCAGAGGCTTTAGACTATGGCTTCATTGACGAGGTGGCTGGACAAGTGGACATGGCGGCGTGTGCTAAGTTTGTGCCGTCGCTGCGTGAGGCGGGAATAAAGAAAATACCTGCCGAAATAACTGGCGCGAAAGAGACTCACACTGCAAGAGAGATTGAGCGCATCCTTCGGGATGGGGGCGTTTCGTCTGGTCTTGCAAAGGCTATTGTGGCAGGCGGCTTTAAAGACGGCCAGCAGCGGGATGTTGCGGTCGTCGAAAGCGAGCAACGGGATGTTGCCGCGGTCGAACCTGAACCATTGAGCCGGGCTGCTGAGCTTATACGCGCTGGTGAAATTAAATTTTTAGAAAGAAAATAGGAGGAGATATGCGGACATTAGAACAGTATCGAGAGGATGTTGCTAAGCTGCTTGAGCAGGCGGGCAATATCCGGGCGAAAGCGGAAAACCAGAACCGTGATTTGACGGCGGAAGAAGTGTCGCACATAGGCGATGTAAATGAGGAAGTGAAGCGTTTGCAGGGCATGATTGATGTGTTGGCTGAAACTGACGGACTTGTGGCAGCGGTAAAAGAAACGCCTGCGCCCCAGGCACAGCCTCAGACCATGCCGAAAGCAAGAGTTCAGTTTGTGGCTGATAACGGCAAAAAAGAGCGCTTTGCTTCATTGGGTGAGCAGCTTGTGGCCACTATCAGAGCAGCGCAGCCGGGCGGGAAGATTGATCCGCGTTTGTTTACAGCGGCGGCAACTGGCCTCAATGAAACCACACCGGCGGATGGTGGATTCCTTGTGCAAACCGACTTTTCCAACGATTTGCTGCAACAGGTATTTGAAACCGGAATCCTTGCGCCGCGCTGCCGACGTTACACTATTTCAAGCGGCTCCAACGCGATGACTATTAATGGCGTCGATGAAACTAGTCGTGCATCCACTCGGTCGGGGGGCGTGCTTGGTTACTGGATTGACGAAGCGCAGGAGAAAACGGCTACAAAGCCTAAATTCAGACAGATCGAGCTTAAACTCAAAAAACTGATTGGCCTTTGTTACGCGACTGATGAGCTTCTAAATGACGCTTCGGCGCTGGAGGCTTTTATCCGGTCGGCGTTTGCGGCAGAGTTTGGTTTCCTGCTTGATGATGCCATTATTCGCGGGACTGGCGGGGCGCAGCCGCTTGGTATCCTAAACGCTGGATGTCTTGTGTCTGTGGCGAAGCAAGCCGGGCAGAAGGCTTCAACGATTATGTGGGAAAATGTCGTTGACATGTATGCGCGTATGTTTCCGCAGAGCCGCACAAATGCAGTGTGGTTGATTAACCAGCAGGCAGAGGCGCAGCTAATGACGATGGCGATGAGCGTCGGGACTGGTGGAGTGCCGGTGTATATGCCTGCGGGCGGTGCTTCGGCAGCTCCTTATGCGACGCTGTTTGGCAGGCCGGTGATCGCCATTGAACAGTGCAGCGCGTTGGGTGATGTTGGCGACATTATCTTTGCTGACCTGAACGGTTATATCCTCGCGGAAAAGGGCGGCATTGATTCGGCTATGTCAATTCACGTGCGTTTTGACTACGACGAAAGCGTTTTCAGGTTTGTGATGAGGGTTGACGGCCAGCCGGAGCGCGCGACTGCTTTGACGCCTTACAAGGGCGGCGCAGGAGCTTCTTTGAGCCACTTTGTCACTCTGGCGGAAAGGAAATAAGGAGGTGAGAAAATGTTAGCAGAAAATGTAAAAGTTATTACCGTTTATTCGGATCAGGATTTGAGCGCGGCGGCGACGATGCCCGGCACATCTATTGATATGTCACTTTACCATGACTGCCTGTTTGTCGTGGGGCTGCAAACACTTGGCGGGGCGAACCCGGACTTCACGGTTTATGCTGGTGCGACTTCCGGCGCGACAACGGCAAAAATTCCGTTCAAATATGCGCTTGCAACAGGGGCTTTCGGCGGGGCCGGGGCATCGGATTATAGTGCGTGGACAACGAAAGATCCGGCTGGAAATGTTACGCTGGCGCATGCAAGCGATGACAATAAGACGCTGCTTATTAGCGTGGACGCCAAAAGCATGGGCGGTTATCGTTACCTGACGCTGCAATTTGAGGACACGCCGACAGGTTCAACGGGCAATGTTCAGGCGCACGCCATTTTGACGCCGCGATATAAAGCAGGCGTTGATAAGGCTTAAGGGGGTGGGAATATGGCTAATTACAATGTTTCCACACAGGAGGCGCTTGCTAACATTAACCGGGGCATGCGAGTGACGAAAGCTGCTTCTTCGCTTGCGGCAACAAAGGATGTTGACCTGTTTCTGGTGAAGGGCGGTGCCGTGGCGGTGCTGGGCCTGGTCGGAGTGTGTGACGGCGCGATGCAGGCGTCGGCAACCACTTTGCTGATCAAATGCACGCCGGAGGCCGGCACCGGAACTGCGTTGAGTATTGCGTCGGGATCGCTATCCGAGAAGGCGGCCAATACCATGTTGACATTGCCGGCGGCGGTTGGCAGCGCGTTGGTTATTTCAACGGGTGAAGCGGCGGCGCTTTTGACTTCGGCGCCGGTGTATTATGTCCAGCCGTGCAAAATTCAGATGACAGTTGGCGCGGCGACAAACACTCAAACGGTTACTTGGCACATTTGGTATGTGCCGATGAGCGAGGGAGCGTATATCGAAGCGGCGTAAACTAACAACATAACCGGGCGGTCCTTAACGGGGCCGCCCACTAACACCAAAAAAGGCGGTGCAAAGATGGCAGTAACAGCAATTACAACAATTAAGCGCTACATTGGGCTTTCCACGGACACAAAGCCTTCGGGGGCTACGGTTCCAACCGGTTCGACATTCTTAGAATACGACACACAGCAGCTATATATAACTCCTGACGACGGCACGGTATGGACGCTTAAGAGCCTGCCTGAAGGGCATGGTGTTGAAACGACGACCATAAACTTGAAACAGGTGGCTGCCAGTTATGACCTGTTTGAGGTCAAGGGGAAGGACTGCATGATCGACGGGCTGGTGTTTATTATTCCGGCGGACTTGTCGGGCGAGGCGGCTTTGACGTCGGTTTCGATCCAGTCAACGGACGACACGCCGGTAGTTTTCCTATCGGCGGCTGCTGGGGCTGTGGCGAACCTTGACGCGGCAGGCAAGCATTTTGTTTATCGCGGTCCTGATGTGGTGGCAAAAGACAAAAAGATACAGTTGACTATTGCCGGCGGTGCGACGGCGGCGGATCAGGTCTGTTCGGTATATGTTTTATATAGGCCGGTTGGTTCTGGCGGTTACTTGGAGGTGTCGTAACCATGAAAAGAGTATGGTTGATCATTATTAGCGTGATATTGTTGGCTGGCGTATGTTGGGCGGCAGATAAACCTGTTTCACAGTTACCAGCTACGGAAAATATTAAGAACGAAGATTTGTTTTTAGTGAGTCAATATAATGCTGGGAACTATTTCAGCCGACACATAACATTTGCGAATCTTAAGAAAAAGCTGGATGAGCTTTATCAGGCGATCGGCGGCGGCGGCGGTGAGGGGATAGCCGTATCTGATATTTACACAGGCACAATCAATGATGGCGACCTGACCAAATATGACCAATCTACTGGGAAGCTAAAGAGTGCCGGTGCTGCGGTAGCATATACTCCACCTGCGTTAAAGGCTCCTCTTTGTGGGGCGGAGGGTGCTGGTGTCGGAGCTTGTGCTAATCTTACAGATACCGTTATTCCGGCGACTGGCACGATGACTGGCGGCAAGTGGTGTACTTTCATTGAGAATGTTGGGATTGTTTGTGATAGTGACGCGCCTCAAGGCGGTGGAAATGGTATCGAATACACGCCTCCCGAAGACCCAGCACCTTTGTGTAGTGACATTACTGGAGCCATCGTTGCCTGCGTAAATCTGAAAGACGAAGACCTCGCTGAAATAGAAGGATCATCTGATGACCTGGGGGTTAAGATTGTAACCATCTCAGAAGACCCTGAAGCCGTGATTGAGTGCGAAGGAAAAGACAGAACCTATATTGTGGACGTAGAAGCAGACCTGATTTTCCAGCTTCCCGCTGATCCGTCAGGCAGAAGATACTGTTTCGGAAACAATGACTATGCTACGAAAATCTCGATAGTGCCTGATGGTACAGATACTATTCGGCACGCAGGAGACGTTACCGACTCTGAGGGAGATAACGGCCTTGTTTCTACCGGCGACGAATCAGAATTTATTTGCCTGCTTGGTTTAAGCTCCAGCAAGTGGCGTACGATTTCGTATCTGGGGACGTGGACGATTGATGAGGTTGAGCTCCCGAGCGAACCTGAAGAACCACCGCCCACTGGTGACTGCACAACCCCGACAGGTAATGTGGTTACTGAGTCCTTTGGGGATGACTCAACACTTTGTTGGACTGATGGGCCGTCAACTTGTAATAATACGTGGACAGTTGTTGGAGGCACTCCTGCGATTGCAGCCGTCCCCGAAGGTGCGCCTGAAAATACAGCATGTGACAATGGACTAAATCTTGTAAGAACTGACGAAAGTGTCTATTTGCGGCATGATTTAGGGGTTGGTAGTATTACAAATAAGGATGTAGATATAAACTTTTCACTCTATATAAACTCTTCAACGTTGCCTGCATGGAATAGAGTTCTGATTGCTGCGCTCAACGACACGCCTGCCCCTATGATTGGGGGGAATTCCGACTTCAATTTCTCTCTATACAGATACACTGGGTCTGCTGGACCTGCAAATGCTATCATAGTCCATTCCGTATCTGACGACTCAAGTTGCTTTCTTGAGGGCATAGTTGAGGACACTTGGTACGATGTTACCATCTCTTTAGACGGAGCCAATGGCACAGATGCATCGTCACTGAGTATAGGGACTGGTGCAGGACAGTCTTGCTCGTTTACAGGGCGCACTACTAACGGTAGGTATTTATGGTTTGGTATACACTCAGAAGTGGCCGACTTCTATGTCGGCAACGCAAGAGTTAGTGCTTCAGGAGGTGAGTAATGAGAAAGTCACTTCTGCCCATACTAATTGTACTGTTCGCTGTTGAGGCACATGCCGCCTGTGGTGGTAGCAGTCCTAATCTGATAGCTGCCGACGCTTCGCGAACAGAGGTTGCTGCGTGTGTTACTGCGGCGGCTCAAAGTGGTGATACCATAACAATCCCCGCAGGTTCTGCTTCGTGGGCTTCTCCAATAGCTGTTGGGTCGAAGTCTATTAACTTTGTTGGAGCTGGCATAGACAACACTGTGATAACACTCACTGGCAGTGGGTACACCCTGATTAACATGGGCGACAGCACCACCAAAATATCGGACATGACCTTTATTGACGGAGGGATCTTAATAGATGGTAAGAACTTTGTCATTGCGCGTATGAAGTTTGTAAATTCCGTTCAAGGTGGGACCTGGCGACTCGTGGAAGTGCATGGGGTTCATGGTTATCACCCTTATGGAGTTATCCACTCATGCATATTCGAGAACGCCACAATAGCGATGGCCTCGCTGTACGATACCCTTGATAACATGGGGCCGACCTGGGCCTTGCAGTATCCCCTTGGTGACCCTAGAAACGTCGTGTATATAGAGGGCAATACATTCACCAAGACGCATACTGGCGTCATGAACGTCATTGATGGCAGGTTTAGTGCAAGGCATGTTATGAGATTCAACAATATAATGAGCGCATCTACTGCTGGAGATATTTCACTATACATCGAGGCGCACTCCATACAAAACGAAACCTGCCTTCGTGGGTACATGAGATGGGAGAATTATAACAATATAATCTCCACCGCAGCAAACCCTACATTCACATCTATGTTTATCAGGGCTGGCACGGGCATAATCGCTAATAACGTTATAACCGGACCGTTTAGCAACGGAATTATCTTTGACAACGTGAGGAGCTTTCAGAGCGACGCTCCCACTTTTGTTTGCGGAGCATGTGACGGGACGTCGGCTTGGGATGGGAATGAAGGTGTCGGTGCTGAGGCTGGTTATCCATGTCGCGACCAGATAGGTAGGGGATATGACTTAACTGCGTTTACACATGACCCTCCATCTCAGTATAATCAAGTTCTTATGCCAGCTTATGTCTGGGGTAATACTCTCAATGGTAACAGAACGGTAGTTTATGTCCACAACAACTGTGGAAAACACATTAAACCAAACAGAGATTACTATGAGGAGGGTGCTTCATTCAATGGCACATCAGGAGTCGGCAGAGGTCTTCTCGCAGCTCGTCCTGCAACATGCACTCTAAACACGGCCTATTTTGCAACAGACGTAGGGCCTATGGGAACGCTGTATCAGTGCTCCCAGACCAATACATGGACAAAGCACTTCGAGCCCTACACTTGCCCCCATCCGTTGGCTGACCCTGAAGGAGAATATCACTGCGATATGACTGTCGCTGGAGTTGCTGGATACGGTATGCAGGGCGCACCAGACCCCGGAGAACCCGACCCCGACCCTGACCCAGACCCAGAAGACCCCGACCCCGAACCAACAGGCTCAATTTTACCTTGGGTTATAACTGGAGGTTGATATGCCTGAATACTTGATTCACACTTTTATTACCTTACTTGTCATGCCGATAATCATGTTCTTCTTCGTGCGTCTTGTGAACAGGGCTGACCACCATAAGGACAAAGAGGAAACACAATGGCGGAAGCAGGTTATGAGCAGATTTGAGGCGATAGAAAACAAATTGAGCAGTTACTGCAACCAGAACAGGCATGAACACGAACAGCTCTATGATATGGCGCATGCTAATTCAGCCAATATCAAAGCTATTCAAACCGTGCAACGCAAGCAGGGATGCGACGGGCCAAATGTTCAATAGGTGAGGATAATATGTCTGATATTATTTTAAGCGAAGAACTGGATGGTGCAATCCTTCACGAGGAAGGTGATGTGCTGCTTCAAGAAATATATAGTGCCGGGCCGGGAATTGTAATGCAGCCGGTTATTGAGCCAGTTAGCCTTGACGAAATGAAAAAACACCTGCGTGTAGATATAGACGACGATGATGAGTTGATTCAGGCGATGATAACGGCGGCACGAACGCACATTGAAAACATAACCAGACGCGCTTTCCTTACTCAAACCTGGGACAAGTGTTTGCAGTCATGGCCGGCGGCTAATTTTATAAAACTTCCATATGGTAATTTGCAGTCTGTCACTTTTATAAAATGGATTGATGCTGACGGCATTGAAAATATAATAGATGAAAAAGACTACATTGTAGAGCGTAACGGCGCGTTGGTTGGCAGGATAGTGTTGCCGGCGGGCAAAGGCTGGCCTAGCGGAAGTTTAAGCGCTTCAAATCCGATAACGATTCGTTTCACTTGCGGATGGGTGACGCCGATCCTTGTGCCTGGGCCGATCAAGAGTGCCATTAAGTTATTTTGTGCGGACTTATACGAACGGCGTGGTGATGCGGTTATTGGCGGCGCTGTATATGAAAATAAAACAATGGGCGTTTTGCTGCCGAGTTACAAACTTTGGGATGGTATGTGATGCGGATCGGGGCAATGGACAGGCGCGTTACTTTTCAGCGCAAAACGGTAACAACTGATTCCTTCGGCGAAGAAATTGAAACATGGGCTAACTTTGTGACGGTATGGGCACAGGTGAGGGCGATAAGGGGCATGGAATATTTCACGGCAAGTCAGACAGTGGCGAACGTGGACACTAGATTTACCATTAGACACCGCAATGATGTTACGCCTTTAGAACGTATTACATATAAAGAAAAGGTGTATGACATAAAGGCGGTTGTGCCTTTGGGACGTAACGAGGCACTGGAAATATACGCAACAGCGAGGGCGGAATAATGTCAACTTTTAAGACTGCTTTTGAATTTCGGCTTGAGGGGCTTGAGGATTTGCTTGAGGCGCTGGAAATGCTGCCGACGGTTGCAATGCAGAAAACGGCGGTGCGAAACGCGATGAAAAAGGCGCTTGAGCCGGTCGCGGATGGTTACAGGTCAAAACTGCCGTGGGCGCTGAAGCCGAAGAAATACTCGAAAAGTAAGCATTTACGGGATTCGGTAACGGTGACGTCGGCGCTTAAAAAGTCACAGCGGGCGGAGGCAATACGGGCCCGGCCTGACTCGGTTGTCATGTATGTGGGATCGACGGCGCCGCATGCACATTTACTTGAGTTTGGCACGAAGGAACGATGGCACAAGAAGAAGGTAAAAACGTTGCTGGGCAGTAAGTGGGTTGAAACTGAATACACTGGGCGCGTCACACCACGGCCTTTTTTGAGAAATGCCTGGGATGCGTCAAAACATGAGATCATTCCGATATTTGCGGCGGAAATGAAAAAGAACCTTGAGCGGGCGGCGCGAAATTTAGCGCGGAGGGCGGCGAAAGGAACATTGACGCAGAAACAGATCGAGGGGTTGCTTGAATGATAGCGGACGCATTAAGGGCGGCGCTTGTGGCCGATGCTGGTGTTAAGGCGATAACTACAAGGTGTTATCCAGTTAAACAGCCGCAAAAGCCGACTTATCCATTGATACTGTATATGCAGGTGAGCGGGTGGAGGGAACAGACGCTAACTGGGCCGGCAGGGCAGGGGAGGCCACGTTTTCAGGTGGAGGCCTGGGCGGAAACATATGAAGGTGTGCAAGTGCTATCCGAAGCGATAAAAACAGCTTTGGACGGCAAGTTGTTGGTGGGGGCTGGTAAAAGCTTTCGCGCTATGTATTTGACAGCGCAAGACGTTTATGAGCCGGACGTTAATGTGTTTTATCAACCACTTGACTTTAGCTTGTGGTATGACTTTTAAGGAGGAGTAGGGAAATGGCAATACCATCACAGGGAACAATTTTAGAAATTGCAGGAGCAGGCGGAGGCGCAAAGAATGTTTCGGCTATTGCGGTTGGTTATCCGACCATATTGACTTCGGCGGCTCATGGTTTGAAGCGTGGCGATGTCGTGACTTTGTCGGACTTTACCGGTGCACACGCCGCAGACTTGAATGGGAAAGTTGTGGTTATTCAATA